ATGATTGAATTGAAGCAGACTGACACCTTCCGCAAGTGGCGGGAGAAACTCAAGGATGCGCGCGCCCGCTCGGCCATCGCCTCACGCCTCGACCGCTTGGCGTTCGGCCATGTCGGCGACGCCGAGCCAGTAGGGAAAGGTGTCAGCGAGCTTCGCATCAACTACGGCCCCGGTTACCGGGTGTATTTCCAGCAGCGTGGCGACACGATCTACTTGCTACTTTGCGGCGGTGACAAAGGATTACAAGCGCGTGACATCAAGACTGCGCTGCACCTCTCTGAACAATGGAGCGAATGACCATGACCGAGAAACTGACGAGCTACGATCCGGCCGAGGACTTGACCACTGACCAGGCCATCGCCGATTTCATGGCAGCCGCGTTCGGGACGAACGATCCTGCCTACGTTGCCCACGCGCTGGGCGTCGTTGCCCGCGCCAAGGGCATGACGCAGATCGCCAGCCAGACAGGGCTATCGCGCGAACAGCTCTACCGCTCGTTCAGTGCCGAGGGCAACCCGACGCTGCGCACGACATTAGCCGTGATGAAGGCGCTAGGGATCGAGCTCTCTGCGAAACCGTCTGGTGTTCACTGACCGGATGCGCGACAAGCCTTTAAAGAAATCCTATCTGTTTGTCATCAGCATCCCCTCACAGCGTGGTGCTAACGGTCATCGCCTGCTGCTCCACATCCAGCAAGGTGACGTGGATAGTGAAGGTGCGGGTATCCGCGTCCAAGGCCATAGAAAATGCAGTGATGCGGCGCACGCCTTCGGTGGTGAGGATGCAGCGCTTGACCTCGCGCTCCAGACGCACCAGGTCGGCAGGCCGCTCCATCAGGTCCAGCCACGGCAGGCCGTGGTCCAGATCCAGGAACCAGTTGCCACGGAAGGAGCGCAGCCGTGTCTTCACCCGCTGTGCCACGGAATCGCTGGCAGCGGCATAGTTACCGCGCCCGTTGCCGAAGGTCCAATCCCCTTGGCTGTCCACGCGGCGCACTCTCATTGGGCCGGGCCTGTCTGTCCTGGGCCGTTCTCCACGTTGCCGTGGGTGTGTGTCTCCAGGCGGATGCTGTTTGATACGACGTCGCCATGACCACGGATGCCTTGGGTGAATTCCACGGGAAGATCAAGAACCAGTTTGCTGCCACGCAGTGTGATCACGCCTTGGGTATCCAGTTTGAATGAGGCGCGGCCATCCAGGGTGCGCAATACCACGCCGTCCATTTCAAACCTCGGAATGACATTGGGTAAGGAAGCAATTCCCACGCAGGCAACGGCATCCGACAGGTCATGCAGGCGATAGTCCACAGGCTCGGACGCACGGCCTGACTGGAACCAGGCATCGATGCAGCGATCTTGGAAGATGAGTTCGCATTCATCCCCAGGGGCGACGGGAAAGGTCATCACAAAGCCACCGCCCCGTGGGAAGGACACCGGCACATCCTGGAGCACCGGTAAGGACTGAAGGGAGCCATCGTTCCTCTTCTGCTGGATCAACGGCTGTACGGTCGCCGTTTGGGTGACTGGGTTAAAGCGGACGATCTGCCCAGGCAAGGCCACACGCAGGCGCTGGGCCAGCGCTTGGGTACTGCGTTGCAGTACGGCACTGAGGGAGGCGTTATTCCAGTCATCCGGACTCATACAGACGGCCCCACGTTCTGAAAATCACCGCCCACACAGGTCACCGTACTGAACCAGGCTTCGGCCATGACATCGCCCATGTCATGCAGTGAGGTGATTTTGTAGTCGCCGTTGTAGATAGGGATGATCGAGTCCACGCGCACCAGGCCGCCAATGCGCAAGGCCGGATTGAGCAATGAGGTGATTTTTAATCCATCATCGGTGACTTCTGGGGAGCCAATCATGCCGGTAGTTTGGGACAGCAGCACGGCTTCCCCGGTCAAGACGGTATCGGCAGGCAGTAACATCAGTTCTCCATCCTGAATGGACCAGTCCGCGCCATGATTTTTGGCCATTGCATCCAGCAAATCGCGGGTATTGCCCGACAGGACTTTGCCTCTGGAAAGGCCACGCTGTCCCTGCATCTGGACAGGTCCCAGCCGGGTAGACGGCATGGAGGTGCTCAGTGCACTCAGCACCTGGGCATCGGTCGCCCCTGCGGCCAACGAGAAGGACACGTGGGCATTGCGGTAGTCGTGATCGCCATCGCCGCATTCCAGTTCAATGACGTAATCCGTCCCATCACGCCTCACAGAAGGTTTGATAATGTCACCGACAAATAACAGGCGCAGCTCTGTGTAACCGGCCAGCAGCCGGACCCTGTTGTACTGTCGGCTGGTGAGCAAGCTCAGGTGATCGCGGTTGAGGTTCCATACGGTGATCTTGGCGGGGTTGGGGGTGGAGTCGCTGGTTTTGCGGATGTCAAAGGCGATGCGCAATGTATCAATGGCGATGCCCTCCTGGGCCGAGCCAATCTCCAGGCGATACTGGCGGCCAAACTGTTTCATGGGCGAACGTCGCGTTTCAGTCCGACAAACAGCAAGCAGCGTTCACCTAGGTCCTGTTGGCGCATCGGGTCCATCTCCAAACCACTTTCATCTGTCAGCCAAAAGAAGTAATCGACAGGACGACGCCACAGCAGGGGGACGCCCACCACCAAGGGGACGCCTTGCGCCACGGGCTGATCTAGGGTCGTGGTGTACAGGTCCATCGACCAGCAGCAGGGCACCGGATTCCAGCGCAGGAGCAAGCGTAAGGCGTCCCCGGCCATCTGAAAGGATTGGGTTTGGTAGGGGCTGCTATCCACGGGAATCTGTCGCATCAGAACAGTCCAGACATCTGACGTAGCAAGGAGCGATTTTTCTCGGTGTCCACCGGCTTAGGGTGGGTCTGGCCGCTGTGGCGTTGCGCCGCGCCTTGGGAGGCGCTCCTGCCGCGTTTGGAGGTGGGCAATGAGACACCAGAAATCGATGTTGTCTTGACGATGAACAGTTCTCGCACGGTCAGCACCAATTCAATCGAACCATCCTGGGTTTGTCTGGCCGCGATGGAAAGAATCAACATGTCTTGATACGTCTGGACGCCGGTGTGTACCTCCAGGGTCTGGCCGCTGCGTTGTAGAGTCCGTAGGGCGGTGTACACCTGGGCAATGCGGCCTGTGGTGGCAGCGTCATCACGGGGGGGGACCGGCTGAAAATCCGGCAGCCAATCGGCCAGAGGGCGCACGGCGGGCTGGCCGTCGCTCTGCGGTGCAGTGGCGTGGCGGATCACCGAGGACAGTTCACGTTGGGCCACACGCAGGGCCTGAGCGGTGAAGGGCATCAGGTCCGTGGGGAAAGGCACGCGATCGGTCAGGACACGCAATGGCTCGGCCCCGTGCTCCTCTGCGGCAGGGGCTGGGCTGCGCTGAGGTTGGTAGTCCACCACAATGCCAGCAATGGTGACGGTTTGCGGCATCAGGACGGCGTGATCACCAATCATCGCGCCAGACTCTACGGGATTTTCAGTGATGCGCAGCTCGGCTTGGTGGGTTTCTTCCATCACCGCATCCAGGGTGACGGTGCCGACGTGGCGGTGGGTCAGGGTGATCATGAGGGGGTGGAAAAATACCAATTGTGATTTATATCCATACCGATATAATGCAGTTCCATGAAGGTACTCCGATTCCTTGGTGACTCACTGATGTGCTTGCGGCAGTTCCCAGAGGACGCATGCAGTGATGCAGGCTACCAACTGGACAAGATACAGCGTGGTGAGCAGCCTAAAGACTTCAAACCGATGCCTTCCATTGGCAAAGGTGTTGAAGAGTTACGACTCTGGGACGACTCTGGTACTTATCGTGTTGTCTACACTGCAAGATTGGCTGATGCCGTTTATGTCTTACATGCTTTTCAAAAGAAGACGCAAGCCACAAGCAAACGCGATGTAGAACTTGCTAAGAGGCGATACACCGAACTTACAAAAGGTGCCAAATGACTAAGATAGAAACTTTTAACAGCGTATGGGATGCCTTAGCAGATACACCAGAACAGGCTGCAAATCTTCGTGCCAGGGCTGAACTCATGCGGCAAATCGCGGCCATCATTGAAGCAAACGACTGGAATCAATCACAAGCTGCAACACACTGCGGTGTGACCCAACCACGCATCAACGACTTATTACGTGGTCGTATCTCGCGGTTCTCATTAGATGCTTTAGTCAACATCGCCACGGCCATCGGACGGCGCGTTCATGTGAAATTAGAAGCGGCATAAAAATCAAAAACAGAACGTGTTGGTCACCGGGGTGAGATATACCGATCAGCTGGGTGAATCAAAACGCGACGGCACTGCCGGTATTGCGCAGTGCCATCTGGTGGTGTCTGTTGATGTCGGCGGCGGCTTGGCGACCGGCCAGGATCGGGTCGGCGGTGTGGATATCGATCTTTACATCTTGCTGGGAATGGACATTGGCCTGGGAACGCGCGGGCGTGGCGGCCTGAGCAGCGGCGTGGCGGCCTGTTGTCTGGGCGGCCTGTACCTGTGCATTGACGCGCTGCGCCACGTCTTGGGTGTCACGACCGGCCTGCTTCAGTGTTGGAGCAAGCGCTCGGAACAAGCCTTTGATCCGCTCGGCCCCCTGGGCGATACGCCCGACGGTGCGATCCCATAGCGTCATGAGGGTGTCGAAGGCGCTCGTCAGGGCGGTGCTGATACGGGTGCCCATGGCGCTGAACACGGCCTGCACGCGGTTTACGGCAGTCTCTGCTGTTGCGATGCTGTGGCTAAAGGCCAACGCACAGGCGTCCTTGATGCTAGCCCAGGTGGTCTTGGCGGCGGCGGCAACCTCTTGCATTGCCTGTCGGGTGGCCCCTAGCGCGGCCTCTGCCTTGCGAGCGCACCACTGCCAGGCCGTCCCCACCGCCTGCTTGATCTTGTCAAAGTGGGTATAGATGGCATAGGCCAGCAGGGCCACGCTTGCAATCACTACTCCAATGGGGTTGGAGAGGAAGGCGGCACGCAACGCCAGGGCGGCGACCTGGATCGCTTTCACCAGCGGCCCCGCCAGCCACAGCGCCAGAGTGCGGCCTGCACCCACGAGGCGACCGATGTTGCTCACCACCTGACCGATGGCCAGGCCTGCCAAGAGGACGCCAAGGGCTTTGAGTGCGGGCGTAAGGTCTGCCATCACGGCCTTGGCGCGCTTGGCGTAGGCGATCAGCGGACCCCAGAAGGCACCGAGCAAGGACTCTCCGCCGTCTAGGTAGGTCATGAAGTCATCGACCAACGCCACCAGGGCCACAATCCCCGCAATCAACCAGGTGAGCGGGTTCAGTGCAAAGGCCCGGGCCAGCACCGCGCCCACGGCCAGCAGCGCCGCTTTCCAGCCGATGGTCTGGTTCACCGCGCTGTTCACCGCACGGATAAAGTTCCATACGGCGGTGCCCGCTGCAATGAGGATCTTGACGACTTTGCCGATGCCATCACGCAGTTGCTCTTTATTGGCAATCAACCAGTGTTTGGAGTGCTCAATCAGCCGGGTGAAGGCCGGTGCCACCCCAATGGCGATGTTGGTCCGTAAGGCCCCCAGCACGACGCGCAGGCGTTCCATCGCATCGCCATACTCCAGCGCGGTATCGGCACCATCCGCGGTGATGACGCCCAGATCGTGGGCCTCTTGGAAGACGCCGTTTAACGCCTCACGACTCAGGCGCAGGGTTTGCAACATCGTGGCATCCATGCCCAGGTTGGCTAGGATGGACTGCTGTTGTGGTGCCGACAAGCCTCGGATCTTGTCTTGCACATCGCCCAGCATGTCGCCGACAGATTTCACGGAGCCATTGGCCTGTCGGGCCTGCAAGCCCAGCTTCTGGAACAGCATGGCCCCGCGCCCTACCCCATTGGCGGCTTCGCCTATTTTTTGGGACAAGGATTCAATAGAACGGGTCGAGGCCTCCACAGAGGAGCCATTCAAACGCGCCGCATAGCCCAGCTCCTGGAGGAAGGACAG